GTATGTTCATTCTGTCCATACAAGGTGCCATGTTGGGGAGATGGATTGCAACACTTACCACAACAGCAATCCAAAGGTAAGAATCCTAAATGGGTTTGGTACACTGCTGTCACAAATCCAAAACAGGAGGACACAGAGAGTAGTGGGGAATAGTTTGAGGGGTCTATTTTCTACTCACTCTCAGTGTTATGCATGGAATTATATTTTGTAATATTTAAAAATAAAAAGGAAGATAAGTATAAAATGTTTAGTAACCATTTGTTTGATGATATAAAAAAGGCTGAGTACTTTGGTAAGTCTAGTATGAAGAGAGGATTTGAACATAAAGTTATTGAATATAATAAAGAAAATATAGAGAAATATTGGTATGTCTAAAAATAAAGAAACCTTTAAAAACTGTATAAAAGTTTTGATTTCTCCATGGGAGAAAGGTTTTACGTGTGGCATTACTATGGATAGTAAATCTAAAATGTCAACTGAACAATACGAATTATGCTCTACAATAGCTAGAGGCATGATAAAAATGGCAACATCTGATCCACAAACTACATTTGTTTATGGCCTAAAAGGTTTTGCTGATGATAAGAGAAACCCTCAAAAACCTAACCTTAGTATGAACTCTGTAGCAGAATTTGATGAAGAAGATAATGTTATTGATTTTATAGAATGGTTAAAAACCAAACGTGAAAAGGAGCTGAACTAATGGCAACGCACTTAGTTATGGGTGACCCTCATTGCACACCCAAAGCAAGCAATGATAGATTTCTGTGGGCAGGTAGACTAGCCGCAGATATAAAAGCGACACATGTTATATGCATGGGTGACTTTTGTAGTATGGATTCTTTGTCTACATATGATAGAGGCAAGAAATCTTTTGAAGGCAGAAGATATCAAAAAGATATGGAGCATTCTCATGAGGCATTGCATTTGTTCAACAAAGGTTTAGGAAAGCATAAACCTAAAAAGATTATGTTACATGGTAATCATGAAGATAGAATAGATAGATTCGTAGAGGAGAATCCTGAGTTAGATGGTACTATGAAAATATCTGATCTACAATTTAAGAAGTATGGTTGGCAAGAGATACCTTACAAACAATACAAAGTTGTAGATGGTATTTATTATTGTCACCACTTCCCATCTGGTATTATGGGATCAGCTATATCTGGAGAAAATATTGGTAGAACTCTCTTGACAAAACACAAAGTTTCTGCTACAGTAGGACATAGTCATTTACTTGATTATGCTATATCTACTTTACCTAGTGGTAAAAAGATTCATGGGCTATCAGCAGGATGCTATCTAAATCATGATGAGCAGTTTGCTAGAGATACTCAGCACATGTGGTGGAGTGGATTAGTAGTTAAAAGAGAAGTAAAAGATGGTAACTATAATATAGAAACTATTGATATTAAAACTATTAGGAAAGAATATGGCAGACGTTAAAAAAGAAATAATGTATAATGGTAATAAATATATTCTTGAAACAGAAGATAATTATATTGTACAAAAAGATATTAAAGTGCCTATGTGGGAACGTGATGATGATCCTGTAAATCAACCTTCTCATTACAAACAAGGTAACAGAGAAACTATTGAAGTCATAAAAGATTATATGACAGATGATGAGTTTGTAGGATATCTCAAAGGTAATGTAATTAAATATGTTGGCAGATTTAAATTCAAAGGCAACCCTTTGCAAGATTTAAAAAAAGCAAGTTGGTATTTAAATAAACTAATAAAGGAGACTGAGTCATGGGACAAGTAAAACAAGCAGTAATAGAAGTAATAGATTTAGTTTGTGGATGTTTACAAAGAAACAAAACATTATCTCAAACTATTAATGAGTTAAGAGAACTTCATGATTTAAAGAATGGTAGTAACCCATATCTATTAGATGAAGATTACATAGAGAAAACATATTATGATTATAGAGGATACTAATGGATACAAAGTTATTGATGCTAGATGCATTAAGAAAAAAATACGAGGCACAGATAGCAGATGCGTATGCTAGTGCACTTGTTTATCTTAATTCATCTGTTGGTATTGGTGAGCATCCACAGTTCATTGATGAGTTGGATAAGTTAGTTAATAAAATTTCATCAGCAGATGAGAACATACAAACCCTCAATAAATATTTTACTGATAAATAGAGGAGAAGTATGAGTAAAGAAAAACTTAAGAAAGAAGCTAGTCCCAAAACATATCTTATAACATCTGAACAGTTAATGGATATAATGAGATATTTGATGACTAGACCATATGGAGAAGTAGTAAACATAATGAATAGTTTATCTAAACTTAGTCCATTAGATTCAAGAATTAGTGCAGAGTTTGTAAAACAAGGAGAGAGCAATGACGGAAAAGAAAGAAGATGAGATACTAAAACATACAGGAATACTGTTTGAACTCAAGATAGGTTTGAATAAAAATAATATGGTAGTGATTGATTATGGTGGTAAGCCTGTAGGTAAGATAAGAGATGCATTAAAAGGTTATCCTTATCATGGTAATTTATGTGCCTCAATAATTAATCATGCTAACTCTGTTTGTAAAAAACTACAAGAAGATGTTAAACAGATTATACAAAAAATTTAGATATTACTTCTGGCATAACTGTATCATGGATAAGTTAGAAGGTTATGCTAGTAAATTAAGTAACTGGTTTTGGACTAAGCGATGGGGTGATAGATCACTGTATCGTAAGGCCCAAAAAAAAAGGAACCCAAGATAACTTAGGTTCCTAATTAGTCGTGTTGCCTTGCTGTGGGGGAGTCTTTATGGCTCCCCTTTTTTATTAGCAGTTCCAAGCTCTCAATGCTTTATTGATTCTAGAGTTAGGATCATTAGCAGTTTTCTTAGAAGTAAGTTTCTTCTTCATGCCTTTCATACGAGCACAGAATGAGGCACGCCTTTTGTTGCCTACCTTTTTACTTGGGGCCTTAAGATTTCCCCCAGTTTCACGATTGTAAGATGCACGTCCTTTGGCATTTAAGCCTCCAGATGGATTCTTACCTTCCTTTCTTTGCCATGCAGGTGTTTTAGCCATTATGCGAAACTCCTATATTGTTTTACTTTCTTTGCAATATTCTTTGGTTGTTTAACAAATTGTTTACCTTTAGCTTTACCTTTTCTTTTAGCAGCAGTTGTAGCTGCATACTCAGAAGAAGATAATGCTTTTATAGCTTTCTCTGGTAAATATCTTTCACCTGTTTTAGATGATGGTTTACCTGACTTGGTTCGCCATTTTTGCTTACCCCAAGCCTTAAGCGATCTTTGACTTTTTGCTAATGCCATTTTTATTTTTCTTTTTTATTTTTGCTAATATTTTAAAGTCTTCTTTATCTAACCTTTTATTCTTATTAAAGTCTATTTTATACTGTTTACCTTTAAGTTTAGCCATTATGTTTTTCTCCCTTTTCTTATAGCTTCTTTACCCTTTTTAAATATAGATGCTACTTGTGTTTTACCCATAACCTTAGCTCTCTGTTCTCCTACAGTTAATATCTGTATCTTACGAGCATAAGGTTTGTTTATATTTTTTACTTTACTGACTGTTGCTCTTGCGTCAGCTGGTGTTGCAAACTTAATTCTTACTGTATCTTTTGGATTCTCATCAGTATATAATCTACGATCAGAACCTTTTGGTTTTTTACCTGTACCTACTTTAGGATCAGCCATTATTTATAGCCACCACCTGCTTTCTTATATGCTTTAGCTAATGCTTGTGCTTTTCTAGCACTCCATTTACCTGCAGCTGTGCCATGAGATGCTTGAGATTTTATTCTTTGAAATATCTTTTTTCTCATACTAGGTTTAGTATAATTGCCTGCCTTATTTACTGTGCTTTTTGCCATCTTTTAACTCCTTAAAATGATAATCGTAGCTACCTTCTTCATGCTCATCAGTTATCCATTTAGAACTAGTTTCAACTGACCATCTTCTAGTATTAACTAGTCTGTTTATTAATGGTTTTTCATTTGGATCAGAACCTGTTGATGCATCAAATACTCTTAGTCTATTGTTTGGTTGTATTGCGTAATTACCATCATCTAATTCTAGTACATGGCCACATTTATGTTGATCAGGATGTTGTGAATATCCAAAATCTAATTCATTAAAATCACCTGGGCCCCAATCTATAGTAAATAAATATGTACCTGTACGTTTTACTTTACGTCTAGATATGTATTGCATTTTATTACCTGCTATTTCATAGAATGTAGTTACACTTACATTGTAACTAAAACTATCCCACATAACTAATTCATTAAGTGGTAGTTCTTTTACACCTGGTTCTTTACAGAATGCAGATATAGGTGCTCTCCACCATAATCCACCATCTTCCATCATAAAATGAAATAGTGGTACTTGATTTGGTATAGAACTAAAACCAAATATAGCACAACCAAAGTACTTATCAAAAGAATCTTTTTGATCTCTTAAATAATTACCCCTAACATAACACTCTATGATAGGTATGTTAGCGTTAAGGTACACTAGTTTGCTAGTGGGTTAGAAGATTTAACTTTTAATTCTTCTATTTGGTTTTTAATTAATTCAATCTCTTTTTCGTTTACTAATATCTTAGTATGACCATGTTCAGTATTATGCTCATGCTCACCTACTTCGTGACTGTGAGATAGATCTTTATTTTCTAATGCTGTTACTTTTTCTTCTAATACAGCTATCTCTGCTGACCAATCTTTACCACCAGATGCACCTTCTAATGCGTCTAGTTTAGTCACAATTTCACCATACTTTACAAAGCCACCACCTATTGCGGCAATGACACCAAGTAAAGCTGCTACACCTGCTAATTGATTTTTTATTTTATCCATATTATATCCCCTGCATTCTTGGATCTTTTGAAGTTATGTTTTTTACTGCCTTTGGTCTAGCTATAGAAGTTTTACTTCTTTGTCTTAGCTGTGCAAGAGCAGAATCTTTATATTTTCTTTTCTTTATTACTTTTAATAAATCAAATTTAAAGTTCATTTTTCAATACCTCCAATTGAATTAACAATTGTTGCCTTTCATTCTGTAATTCATTTATTCTGTTTACTTTAGTAGCTATAGGATCATTGGCTACATATCTATCTAAGTTTATATTGTTATAAATATCTCTGTTATCTGCAATACTTACCTGATCTAGGTAAATATCTTTTGGTTTGTAAAATGGTACATTATAAGTTTGTAATAAAATATCGTTATTGGACATAGCTTTCAGGGTTATAAAGTTTTTTAATTCTAGATTTTTACCTACATCTTTTATCTTTTCATCAATTTTATTTAAGATGTCTGTATGGCTAACTTGTTTAGTTTTTTTCGATTGTAAGCCTTCTTGTTTAGTATCACTCTCTTTCGTAGCATCGGCAGTCTCAGTAGTTTCGCTATCGGATTCTTCTTCTTCATTCTCTTTTTGCTCCTCTTTAAAACCTTCTTGTAATAGTTCAGAGGTTGTTTTTTCTTCTTCGTTAGATTCTTCCTCTTCTACTTCTATTATACCTTCTTCAGTAGAATTGTCAAGCTCTTCCTTTTCCTCTTTTTCCTCAGTAAATAGCTGCGTCATCATTTCCATAACAGGTTCTTCCTCTTCTTTTGGCTCTTCTTCCATTACTATCATTTCTTCAAACACAGGAGCTTCTTCAAACTTTTCTTCTTCTTTAATCTCCATCATAACCATTATAGGTTCTTCCATCTTAATCTCTTCTTTCATTTCTATTTTTTCTTCAAAGAAAAACTCTTCTACAATCTGTTCTATCTCTTCAAACTCATCACCTAGATCATCAAATATTTCACCTATCTCTTCTTTAATTGCAGGTGGTATTGGTGAATAGAATATATCTAGTAATGTAGCTTTTAATTCTGCACCTAGTAAGTTTGGCCCTAAAGGGTTAGTGCTATTAGGGCTATCACCATCTATACCAGTCCATTCCCATTCCCATTTTCTTGAACCTTCACCTGTATGTGTAACTGTATCTGTATATGTATAAGTATTATTGTTATAACCCGAGTCTGTATTTCTATTTTGAGTAACTGTAGCTAATATGTTTTCATCCTCATCTAGAATATTTACAGTTGTAGAATAACTATCTTGACCAGATGTTGCTTGACCACATCTATGTGATGACCCAGTCCACTCACAGTTTTGTACTTCTGTCTTTGATGTAAGTGTTACTCCACCATCTAAACTATCAGCTGTGGTTGTGTGATCACCTGCAGATATATTTAATAATGTACCTGTAGCTGATACAGTTCCAGTGCCATTTGCTTCTAGCTCATTATAGCTAGATGAATAATCAGTGATATTGTTAAGAGTAAAACCAGTAGAACTATTGATGCCATCTATTGTACTATTAGAATGCTGTACACTAGTTTGGCCTGTGCCTGCATTAGGTAATAAATTACCTGTCGTTGCTGTCTCTGTTAAACCAATTGTAGGGATTAACATCATCAGCAAATTTATTAATACGATAAATCGCATAGCCAGCTCCTATAGTTATAGCTATTATCCAAAATAATTCAATAATCATATTTCACTTATCTCCTTACAACTAAATAATATTGTAGTTCTATTTGTATCTACATATGTTTGGCCTAGTTCTACTAATCTTAATTCAGCTGCTTTATAGCCTATTCTAGCACAGTCATAAAAACTATCAAACTTCTGTGGCCATTGAAACTGTGGTGCACATACAGCATTGCAAATTACTAATGTTAATATAAATTTCAATTTAATATAAGTTTCTTTATAGACTTTGATCCATCTATGTTCGACTCTAACTCAGCCATCGACTTTATGCACTGATAATCTACGCTTTTAGAATTGTTGCCTCTGCTTGCAACACGTTTGCCTTTTAAACATTCGGACATTGATGTTTGTATACGAGCCTCAGAAATTTCTCCGTTAACTATCATTAATAAAGCTATCACCATCTCTGTCATTAATGTGCTCCGTTCTCCCTTACTTTATCTTTTAGCTTTTCTATATCTTCTAATGCTTGTTCAAGTAATTGTTTATTAAATTCTATGTTTACTTTATTTGTTACGTTTTGTTCTTGATTCTCAATTAATTTTTCTACGTCAGAAAATAGAGATTCAAGAAGCATGAACTGCTCCTGATCTACAGGTTTCTGATCACTAGCCTTGAGTAGGTCAGCTTGCATTAATTCTCTTGATGTCTCTAACGATACCAGCCTCGCCGTCAGCTCCGTATAAGCGAACACGCCAGCTACAACGCCAGCGATTATCATGAGCATGTTCTTGACAGGCATGCTCACAGAAGTGTTTTCAGATATTTTCATTTTTTCTTTTTCTTTTTATCTTCAAATAACTTATCTATCCAAGAAGACATAGAGTCTAGTTTAGCAAAAAATGTATATAAAAATTTATCTATCATTTAGGTGATTCC